TCCGTGACTAGGCATACCTGTAACCACAGTAAACTCACCTTCTTTCACGGTAAAGAACTGATCTACGTTGGACCAACCTGTAGTATGACCTTTGGCAACGCCTTTAACGTATAAATCATCTATCTCTGTTAATAAACTTCTAGGATTAACTATCATCTCAATCTCCGCAAAAACATTCAATAGACTCGTCTATAAAATCTATGGTTTTCTGATTATGTGCATTGTCATACATCTGCTGATAACTAGGGCGATCCTTCCTAAATCTGTCTCCCCCACCAAAGGACAGATTTGAGGTCTGAACCATTGTTTCCATCTTTGCCCACCAAATTGCACGTTCTGGCTTTTCTTCAATAAGCGATTGTACTTGCTTCCCACCTTTAAGAAAACACAAATCACAATTGCCATGCATTGTAGTTCCATTGTTATTAAATAATCCCAAATCAAAAGATTGAGATTTCCAAAAATTGCCAACAATTTCTTTGGTAACTCCATCGCTTCCTAATGGAGCAACTTTTTCTCCATATTTTCCATCATAATTATTAGAAACTTTAGCCAATCGTCTTTGTTCATCAGCTCTAATACCAATCATGTTAATTACAGATTTAAGTCCAATTGATTTTGCATAACGTTGCATTGTTTTTATTTTCAATTCAGCAGTACAAAACCTACTAACTGGGTTGGGTAAAAATTTACGTTTAATAATTAATGCTTCAAAAGGCTCACCATTACGACTAGCTGTTTCATAATTAACAATTTCAAATTTTGATTCACTATCTCTAAATTCTAACCAAACAATATTAACATTCCAATTAACGCCACAATCATTTACAAACTTTAATGTAGCTTCTTCTTCTTTACCTGTATTAGCAAAAACAACCATTGCCTCTTTGGGAAGTTTTCCATTATGAGCTTCTAATACTTTCCAAAGCATATAACCAGATGTGCGACCTCCACTAAAGCTAATAAATGTTGGCTCTGTAATTAAATATGGATTCATAGTACCACCTTGTTTTTCTTTTCATCAGGAACTTTAGCCCAATTGTCTCTTATGGCTTTCATAAATGCAGCATCCCAATTTGTATATTTATAATTTCTAGCTATAGATGATAAAACAAAATTATCAAAATGTTTTTGTAAATTTGTATATCCATTTTTTTGCGCCCAATCTATCACTTTATCAGTCATGTAAAAATCAACAGGAATTGTTGTCTCTCTCTGTCTCTTCTTTGTCTCTGTCTCTGGGATAGCATCCTGCAAGCATGGAGCTAGCATAGTGCTAGCATCTAAAAAGAATCCATTGTCAATCAAAGGTTTAAGTGCAGATTCTAATTCTTTTTGTGATATTCTTAAACGAAATTCAAGTTCATCAAAATCAGCATCAAAAATACCTTCTACAGATTCAGACGCTAGCAACCATAAAACAGGCGCTAGACCTTTGCTAGCAAGTGGCAAGCGCATAAATTCTTTATCGTTTAATAGATCACGGTGTAATTTAATCCAGGGAGGATTTCGATCTTTATAATGCTGGAACTTAACCCAGTTCTTAGGTATTAATTTCATATAACCTCCTAATATTCCCTCTTTAAAAAAAACTGGGCAGGATACGGAGGGAGGAACGTATCTTTTCGGTCTGCATAACCTAGCCCATAAAGATTAAATCATAGTTATTTAATAAATGCAATTAAAATAATTTAAAAATAATTACAAATAATGCTTGACACGTTCCGACATTGGTATACAATCACTACATCAACACAGGAGATACAAAATGAAAACAGAACAAATCTTAGCAGACCTTACAGCAGAATTAAAAGCTGATAATGATAAAGCAGATCTTAAAGCTGCGTTACGTGCAATTAATGAGCAGTATATTAACAGTCAAGTTTACAAAATAGCAAAAGCAACACCAACAGTATGTTTTGATCGTGTAAACGATCGTATTGGTTTAACACAAAACGGCAAGACTAAATTTTAAGGAGATGATGATGTTAGATAATATCGCAATATTAGCTTTAGGTGGGGCAGTTGTTTTGGCAATATTTGTAATTTTTGAATTGATAGCCAAGTGGAAGGGGTGGGAGTAATGTGCCAGGCAATGTTTCAAGCGCAAGTAATGGATCAACAAAAACAGCTAGATTATGATGCCATGTATGATAAGTACGAAGATAGGTTTATTACTTACCTTTACGAACATTTTCCTATAGGTAATGGCACAATGTTAATTAATCGTATGGAAGATACTAGCAACTTTGAAGATTTTGTAGACGGATTGGCAGAGGATGAATTAATTTATGAGTGAGCATTTATATAGCGTTGAGGAAATTGCAGCGCAGATGAAAAAGTCAACCAGGTGGGTTCGCAAGCTTTGCTTGACTGGTAAACTTAATGCAGTTAAAGTAGCTAATTCTTGGATTATATTAGAAAGGTGGAGTAAATGATTACACATTTAAACTTGGAGGATGGGGTAACGCTTGAGGTGGAGTTTGATTACGAAGAACCAACCTATGCGTATTTTGGGGACTTAGAGGCATTGACTGAGTCTGTGGCTAGGGCTAAAAAAGCTTTGTTTTTAGGGGTAGATGTGTTACCATTAATCAAAGCGTTAGGCCTTTACAATGAGCTTAACTTGATTATTGTAGCCAACATGGGGGCGTTAGAATGAACTACTCTGACCTTAGAAAGGTAAACGTAAATGAACACATTGAAAAGAAAAACGGACTCAGCTACCTATCATGGGCATGGGCAGTCGACCAGCTACTACAACTCGATAATGCGGCTACATGGTCATATGGAGAGCCAACCAAATTTGGTGAAACCCTCATGGTCTACTGCACCGTTGAAGCTTTTGGTAAAAAAATGACTGCTCAACTACCTGTCATGGACTATCGCAACAAAGCTATACCGAATCCTGACGCTATGTCTGTCAACACGGCCATGCAAAGGTGTCTTGCCAAAGCTATTGCGTTACATGGTATTGGGTTATATATTTATTCGGGTGAGGACGTTCCTGAGGAAGATGTGGTAAAAAAGCCTGAGGCTGTTACTCCATTAGCAGGCGCTAAAGACGGTATCAGCAAAGAAGATTTAGATATATTGCATGAGCTTGCAGAATCGTTTACAAAGTATGTAGGGGCTGGTACACTAGACCCAGCTAAAGAGATATGGGCTTCACTAGATAACGATCAAAAAGCAGCATTATGGACGCTTCTTGATTCTAAAACACGCAGTACATTTAAAAAGGGTTAATCATGGCTGAGAAAAAAATATACTTAGATTCAGGTTTTACTAACACAGTTAAAAAAACGTCTGACAAGTCACCAGACTATCGCATTAACATTACGCTAGGGGTAGATACCATTGACGCTATTATTGCAAGCGGTGGCAAGCTACAGCTATCAGGATGGAAGGCTAATTACGGCAAGGGCGATACTGTAAGCTGGAAGGCTTCAGCAGATACCTTTGTACCAAAGACAACAGATGCTAAGGACTTATCTGATATAGAGGATTCTATTCCTTTTTAAGATCAATGGGGGAAAGCACACTCTGTTATTGACTGATTTTTGTTAATTTTAGAATTCAATATATTGTGATTATTATATGAACCGTGTGAGTACCCCACCATTTTAGGAGCTTGATATGAATGACCAACAGATCAAATACATTATGCAGCGTGTCCAAGAGTGGGAATCAAAGATACGTGATACTGACGTGCAATACGATACAGAACTAGAAAATAAACTAGTGCAGACGATTGAGCATGGTGAAGCCATTGTCGTGGAGGCAAAATGAAGATTGAATTTAATGCAGATGATAACGAAATATTATATGATGTGCTAAACGCAATGTTTATAGCACAATTAAAGCACCAATTAAAGCTTACTAGGGAAGATATTGAAACTGCCTGGAATGATGAAGATCGAGATGCAACACAAGGTGTCATTAATGCGTGTTTAGTTTTACTTGAATATTGTGGTGGAAAAAATGAGGTTAATGATTTAATTGATGATGAAGGGCTTATACCTTTAGGAGATTAAAATGAAACTAGAATTGTTTTGGCTGATTTATTGGGTATGTGTCATTGGATTTTTTGTATTGATTTGGGCGATTGTGAATAGAAAATGAAATATTTATTGCTATTACTAATGATGTTATCGTTTAACTCTTATGCAGAGTCTAGCTGTGACGCATATAGAGCCTATCATGTTGCCTATAATTTAACTGGCCCTCATGCTACTAGCATGTGCGGATGCTCAGCGTGTCATCTAGGTGGCGTTTGGAAAGGGACGCCTAACACCTGCATGGGATGTCATACAGGTAGTCGAGGGATAGCAATAGGAAAACCAACCAATCATATTCCAACAAATTTAAACTGTGACGCATGCCACATTGGCATTGTGTTTGTAGGAGGACAGGTAGATCACAACAATCCTACGCTAGTTGTACCTGGAAGTTGTTTGACATGTCATACAGGAAACTATGCAGGGGCTAGAGGTAAACCTTCAGGTCACCCTGCTACAACAGCTTCTTGTGACGCATGCCATAGTAAAATAAATTGGAATAACGCAAGTTTTAATCATGTTGGCGTAGTTAAGGGGACATGCAATACATGTCATACAGTACCAAGAGGACACATTTTGACAGGAGGTTTATCTTGCGATGTTTGTCACACTCGCGGATATAGTAGCTTTTCGGGGGGGGCTTACGTACATAGTGGCACAGAACAATGCGAAGGCTGCCACAGCCCAACTATTACGGGAGTCACAAGCAAACCAGCAAATCATCCCGTTACCCCAAACAATTGCGCCAGTTGCCACTCCATTACAGGCTGGCCCTGTAAGTCGGGTCAAATAATGAAGAAGTACTTTGATAGAATGATAGGAGTATTACATGACTAATGAACAACCAGCGCAAGATTATGTATTGATATGTAAAAGATGTGGTGATGATATAGGGATTGAATATGTGCCTGATGAACAACAAGAGCCTTATGCTTATGCGTATATAAGAGAAGATGGGGTTGGTCAGCTTTGTTGGGCTAAAAGGGATGCCAGCCTATTTAAAGATTTGCTAGATGGATGGAAAGAAATTCCGCTTTATACAAAGGAGAAATAAATGGAAATGCTAGAGGAAAAGTATTTAGAAACGCTAGGACGCAATATATTGTTGCAGCTTGAACTTAACAAAGATATTACAGCGTTGGAGTTGGGTAGCTATGCTTGGTTAGTAGCTAACTTTGTGCAAGGAGAGCAGGATAGGGATTCTATTAACGATCTAGAGTGGAATGAAGGCAGAATAGATATAATCGGGCAAAATGGAAATGTGGGCTATGATTAAACTAGTAATTGACTATTTGTTGTGTTACGCCAGCGCCTTTGCACTAGGATTCTTTTGTGCATTAATGCTGGCGTATGTTTACATAAAACTTACTTATTCATAACGTAACAAGTTACTTCAAAACCAAATCTTAATTCTTGAGCTGCTGGACGTGTCCACATGATTATCTCCTGATTGTTAGCTCTTATTGAGCATAACTTATAGTATCAGATAATAAGTTTTTACGCATCGGTAAAATCATGAATTAAAACTAGTTAATAGTATGAATCTTGCTCATTAGGCAATGTTTTGGCAACACCCTTATCAACTAATATTTTAGCTCTTTGCAATATTTCAGCTAAATTTTTAGCATCCTTACCAATAGCTCTGCCATATTCATTGTTAGTAGTATCCATATCTTTTTCAGCAGGAGCTTGAAAAGTAGAGCCAATAATAGGAATACGACTTTCGTGTAACCATCCACCTAATTGAGCAGGTATATCTCCATATTTATTAGCCATCATTCCTGACCAGACTAAATGACGATAAGCATCAGCAGGGCCATTATGTTGAGTATTAGCGCCATACAATTCAATTGCTTTTTGTTCTGCTAATGATTTAGCATCTAATGGCCCAGGAATTAATGCTTGCGCTAATTTTTTAGGATCTGCCATTATTTCAACTCCAAGTTTTGTTTAATCCACTTTTGTAATTCTAACAATTGTAATACGTCACTAGCGCAGTCTAAGGCCGTAGCTCCTTCGGAAGCAAGTATATCGCCTTTGGCTGTTCCATTAGCACCTTTGGTGGTGTCGGATAGGTCGGACACTTGACCGCTTGGGGAACTGATTGGCAACCACTTAACAGGACGATTAGAATAATAAGATTTAAGCGAGTCCACAGCATGAGCGTATTCCTTCGTAATATTTTCACTAATAGTATGCTGATTTTTAACCAGCGCAGCATTTTTTTCTTCCTGTATGTGTGCATTAGCCTCTGTAAACGATTTAAAGGTGTCATACGCCCGTTTTTCATGGCTATAACCCTCATAGTATCCAAAGACAAAAATAATGGCCGTAGAGGCTACAACTACAATCTGCTTCCAATACATTGTCCAGATCATTTTGTATCCTTCTTTAAGTACATTCCGCTTCCTGCTCCTGCCATGATAGAACCCAAACCAATACCAAAGTCGGTGAAGCTAAAAGTATGATTAGCAATAACGTGAGTGACGCTGCACCAAAAAAAGACCAGAGTGCCAGTTGCCGCAATCGTTTTAACAAGACAATACGTTTCATTATTTGGCTCGGTTAGTAAATCTTTAAGAAATTTCATTACCCCTCCTTAATCATTAACGAGAGGCGTTTAGCTCTTGCTCCTACTTGAGTAGCCCATTTAGATTTGAGCATTGATTCAGAAGCCTCTGTATATTTACCCTCTTTAATCAGTCCGAGAGTTGTAGCGAATCCTAGCAGTCCTTTTAAGCCTAAATTAAAACACATATTGGTTAATGCTCTTTGTCTTACGTCAGATAATGTTAAGACCCACGGCAAGGCACTTGTAAGCCCTGCAAACGCTTTATTTATATCATTTAATAGTAGGAGGTCAATCTCGTCATCTGAGAGTCCTACGTCAGTTAAATTGCGTCCTATGCCAATAGTCATTTTGCCGACTGTATCAACATAGGGTTTGTTACGTTTACCTTCGTCTATTGTTAATTCTTGCTTCAGTACGTCAATATTCATTACTTAAGATTCTCAAGCTTGTAGATAGTCGATAAGAATAAGCCAACAATCTCGTCCACAATGTTTTGTAAGGCTGTATCTTCTTTAGGAATAGCCTTGTAACGATTACGTTCAATGTATTGTAATTTTTCAGCAATACAGTACACAGGCTCTTTGTACTTTTTAGATTCAGTCAGGATAGGAATTTCGTTAATAATGCCATGTCTACCTTGATAAGATTCTGTTAGTGAGTCAGCAAGTTCTGCAATATCCTCGTAGAAGTGACCAAGTGCTTTGTGTTGTGAATAGCTTTTGGTGCGGAGGTGTTCTCTGTGCGCTACGTCACGTGCTAAAAATAGTGTTGCTATAAATTCGTTAATCATTCGTTGCCTTTCAAATATGCAAAATCGTTATCGTCTAACATTCCAATTGAATCTACATCTTCAACATTACACTCAAAACAAACATGAAAATCTACGTCAGCATCGTCAACCTCGTAAGGTTCACCACAGCAGTTGCACAGCTTTATTTGTTTCATGTCCCAAACTTTTCTTTAAGATATTTTAGTGTAAGAGGTAATTCGTCAAATCGTCCATTGTTGACATCGTAAAGCATATAAGCCCCACGAAAATGATTGTTGCCCTGTGCGCCCAAATAGCTCTCATTATGCTCATAACATGAACCACAGATAATGGCAGTCATCTCAGAGCCGTCAGCTCGCATCCCATAAGCAATCTGTCTACCTTGCTGGTGTCCAGCAAAACAGCTCATGTGCTTTTTAGTTAGCAAGGCCTGTGCAGAACCAATAGGTCTACCCATAGCCCCTGACGTAAAGTAGTGAGAGTAAGCAATACCGTCAATCGTAATCACTTCTAGAAAGGGGATCACTTCCCAGTCTTGATACGGAAGGTCATCTATAGAGATAAGTCCGTCTAGCTTACGATCTTCATTGACAGCACGAAGGATACGCTCCTCGTGGTTACCCAATGTTAGAACCATGCGAGGATGATATTGCTTGTCTTTGTTGCGTTTGGCTTTAGCATTGAACTCGTAGATAGGGATCAGTAACGCATCCATAGCCTCACGAGCAGCTTGAATATCTTTGTTGTAACTTCTGCCCTCGAATGATTTTTTGCCTACGTCATAAGAAGAAAGGGACTCCATATCAGCGAAGTCCCCTATACAAATAATTACGTCTGGTTTTTTAGCAACGATATATTTACCGATGCAGGTTAAGAATGAGAAATCATTTCCATCTTTGGCCTGTACGTCAGGCAAGACGAAATGCGTCTTAGTGGGTGGCGTCTGGTAGCTCATAATAAAATTGTAAGTCCTCATCAGAAAATAGAATAATTCTCGTTCCATCCTCTATATACATTACAAACTCATCGTTGTCAATACCTACTGAATCTATTTTTTGCCCTACCATGCGTTCAAATAGGGTTTCTAGCTCGTTCACTTGAACCACCCATGAGCCGCTAAAAAGTAAGCTAAAGCACCAAAGGCTGTTGCAATTAGACCGTGTAGCGTCCACTTGCCAAACTCTGAATACTTTTCGTTAAGCCACTCTGAGATCGCTTCTTTAACAATCTCTTTCTGTTCGTCAGGAGTTAAGTTCATTAGTGACCTCCATACTCAAAGCCCTGAGCCTGACCATTGTTAGGCATCCCTACATGGTAGCCAGCAGCAGCACTTGCATCTGTCTGAAAGCGTAAATGTACAGCAATACGTCCTGACTGCTTCCAGCCTGCACCAAACTGTACTAAACGAGTCTTAGACCAGCGAAGCTGCACAAAACAGGCGAAAGGTAAGCCGAAGCGTACAGAGAAGATAGCATTGACGTACTGCCAGTTATCTTTGACTAGACGTGGTAGAAAGTTCCACTTTCCGTTCTCTGTAAAGCCCCATGCAATTGCAGTCGTATGAACGCTCTCGCTATCAATCAAGAAAGGCCATGAGTTGAGGATTTTGTCGTACCAATGGTTAAACGATTCGTATACCTTCATAGCGTACTTGCTAATGTAAATAAATTATCTAAAGCACTACTGCCAATTCCTAAAGCACTAGCAAGTTGCAGTACCAAGTCATCATCACGCTTGACTATAGTTGCATAGTCCCATGAGATTTGAGTAGCCGTCTTT